CAAAGAATGTACGTCCGATGATGTTAATTTTTCTTACTATATCAACTTGGCTATTAATACTTATGGATAGCCTTGAAATAAATTTTGGTGTAAGTACTGAATGGATAGATTTACTTAAATCTCTTTTAATTGTAGTTTATGTTTCATATTTCGGAAGTCGTGGTATTGAAAAATATAAGTACATTTCTCAAAAATAGAATACTATTCCAAAATCATTATTCTTATCTTTTATTTAGTAATATTTTTAGATTTATATTTCTAATTATTTATTTTATATATTTGAAGTAATAAAAAAGTGTAAAGTTATTACTTATATTTTAAAAACACAAATAAAAAAAACATATAATGCCATCTAAACTATCAAGAAGCAAAATAGTAAAGAAACTAGATGCTATATTTAGCCAGTACATAAGGTTAAAAGATGCAGACCATAACGGCGATGTATCTTGTTTTACTTGTGGTAAGGTTTCACATTATAAGGTAGGGATGCAATGCGGTCACTTTCAATCTAGAAAACACTATGCAACCAGATGGCTAGAAATGAATGTAGCTGTGCAGTGCATCGGCTGTAATATGTTTAAATCAGGTGAACAGTATATTTTTGGTAAGTACCTAGATGAAAAATTTGGTTATGGTACTGCTGAAGAATTATATATAAAATCAAAAGAAACTGTAAAGTATTCTAATGATGAACTACTAGACAAGATTAAACACTATAAAGAGTTGGTAGATAGTTTATAAAAGTATATCTTTGGGTATTCTGTTTTGTTAAGGAAAAGGGGTTTGGCTATATGTCAAGCCTTTTTTTTTGCTTTATGTTTTTAGTTATTAAATAATTTGTTTATATTCGCTTATTATTAATTTAAACTTAACAGAATGAGAACACAGAAACACGATTTAAAAGCCAAAATTAAAAAATTTGAATTAGAGTTGTACGAAGCAATCTTAAAAGAAGATGCAACACTGCAAATTCGAATTAAAGAAAATTTAGATGTATTAAAATCAACCTTATACAACATACAATAATGGGATTTTCAGAAGAAACTGCCCAGACTAAATTTGATGAGTATACATATAGAATAGAAGCTTTATGTAATAAGATAGAAGAATTAAAAGCAAAAATAGAAGTATCACAAATATTTAAACAAAATGGATAGAGAAAAATTATTAGATTTGTACAAGAAGTACGATTTGGAAAAAACAGATGTATACAAGCACCAGCACTTTCTTATAATAACAAGGTCTGGGATAGAACGTATTGCAGCAAAAGAAAACATAGCAATCAATTACGAGGTTGTAAAATGTGAACCTAACTTTGCAGTTGTAAAAGCATACGCAAAAAAAGAGGGTGTAGAAATACAAACCTTTGGTAGTGCTTTAAAAGGTGCAAGTTATAAAGACGGAAATTGCAACTCATTTTATGTAATGGAGATGGCAGAAAAAAGAGCATTGTCAAGAAGTGTACTAAAGCTTACTGGCTTTTATGAACTTGGAGTTTTTGGTGAAGATGAAAGCGATGACTTTAAAAGAAAATAGATATGATAAGCAACGAAATATTTGAACACTACAGAATAAAACAAAGAGAGGTTACAAAGGCTAAAAACCTTTTAAGACTTAATGGGTATTCAGTTAGCAAAAACACAGACGTTAAAGAAAATAGAATAAGTTATAACAAAAAATAATATGCAGATAAAAAAAGAATTTAAAGATTTAATACCACCACTTACAAAAGAAGAATTTAAGCAATTAGAAAATAATTGTATGAGTGAGGGTATAAGGGAAAAAATACTTACTTGGAATGGTTTTATTATAGATGGTCATAACCGTTTTGAAATAGCCACCAGGTGGAATTTAGATTATGAAACCGAAAACAAACATTTTGATAGTGAAGAAGCGGTTAAGGAATGGATGATACTAAACCAATTTGGTAGAAGAAATTTAAGTAACTACCAAAGAAGTGTTTTAGCATTAGAACTTGAAGATGTTTTTAAAGGAAAAGCCAAAGACAATTTAATTAAAGGTGGTAAAGTATCACAAGAGGGTTTGCAGATTTCTGCAAAGGCTATTGATACAAGAAAAGAACTATCTAAAGTTGCTTCAGTTTCACACGATACAATAGCTAAAGTAAAAAAGATACAAGAGAAAGCACCAGAAGAAGTAAAAGCAAAATTAAGAACTGGTGAAGTAAGTATTAATGCTGCTTACAAAGAAATTAAAAAAGAAGAAAAGAAAGCTGAAAGGATTGATGTAATAAAAAAACAAATAGAAGATATACAACAAGGTGAGTTACCAGAATTAAAAGGTTTATTTGATGTTGTTTCTGTTGACCCACCTTGGAACTATGAGGGTGAAAGTAAAAAAATAACATCTTTTGACGCTGTTGGTAGGAGGGTTGCAAACCCATATCCAGAAATGAGTACTGATGAAATTAAAAAAATAAAATTACCCTTAATGGATGATGCAGTTGTTTTATTATGGACAACGCACAAATTTTTACCGGATGCTTTTGATATTTTAAAAGAATGGAGTTTAGATTATAAAGCTACATTAGTTTGGAATAAAGAAAAAATTGGTATGGGTGCTTGGTTTAGGATGCAATGTGAGTTTTGTTTGGTAGGTGTTAAAGGTAAACCATATTGGGAAAACACAAAATATAGAGATATTATTGAAGAACCAAGAAGACAGCATAGTAGAAAGCCAGATGTTTTTTTTGATGTAATAGATAAAATAACTTTAGGTAGAAAACTTGATTATTTTAGTAGGGAAAAAAGAAATGGTTGGGAAGTTTTTGGTAATGACTTGAATAAATTTTAATGAGCTGGGAAGACAAAGAACAAGTAAAAAAGGGTAATATTGGTGAATTAATTGTAAGAGAATACCTTGAAAAAAAAGGGTATATAGTTTATGAACCAAAAACAAACGGCTCACATCCTTTTGATAAAATCGCCATTAAAGGTAAAAATAATATGATTATTGTTGAGGTTAAAACAAAAGCAAGAATGAATAAATTTTATGCTACTGGTTTTGATTTAAGAAGCTATAAATATTATAAATCAATAAGAGATAAATATAATATACCTTTGTATTGTTTTTTTGTAGATGAACAACTTGGTGAGGTGTATGGTAATAAGTTGTCTATACTTGAAGAAAACTATAAAGATAATAAAGGTGTTATATACCCAAACACAAAAATTGTAAATAATATAATTTTGTTTTCTTTAGATAAAATGAAAACAATACATACATTAACAATGCAACAAAAGGAAAATATAAAAAAACATAGTACAAGAAATTACAATTATAGTTTCTAATAAAACACTAGGTATAGAGTGTTATGACTATACCAAAATTTAATTTATATATTATGAGTGCAATTATCAACGGAAGTATTAGAGTAGATAGACTACCTAAAGAAAAATTCATCAAAGGAAAAGATGGTGCAGTTTACTACAATTTCACAATCGCAGTACAAGACGAAACCAGGTATGGTAACAACGTAGCTTTTATGGATAGCCAAACAAAAGAAGAAAGAGAAGCAAAGGTTGCTAAAAACTATCTAGGTAATGGTAAGGTTGTTTGGATGAGTGAGCAAGGTGTAACGGTTGCAGAAAGAGATGACCAACCACAAACGGTAAGTGAGCCAGCAAGTGATGGCTTACCATTTTAATTAATAAAGGGTGTGAGTTTTTAACTTGCACCTTTTTTTTATATATTTAACAAATGACAGAAAAAGAAACAGAACAAAATATGTTGATGGAATTTATTGCAGATACTTGCAAAATAGACATTGATGAAAAAATAGATTACCCACCAGTATGTTTAAGCTATGGTGAAAAGGTTTTACAATCAGATAAAGGTGATACCATCATACCAATAGCTTTAGGAACTTATGGCAACCTTTCAGTAATTACTGCACCACCAAAAACAAGAAAGAGTTTTTTTTGTAGCTTATTAGCAAGTGCATATTTAAGTGGTTCAAATATTTATAGTGGACAAATAAAAGGACATAGAGGTAATGGTGATTTAATTTATTTAGATACAGAGCAAGGAACCTGGCACGCATCTAAAGTATTTTCACGCCCTAAAGATATGGATAGCAACATACCTAAAGACAAATACCACACGTTTGCATTGCGTACAATAGCTTTTAAAGAACGTTTAGAATTTATTGAATACTATTTAAAGGAACATATAAAAGAACCATCTCTGGTTATTATAGATGGTGTAGCAGATTTATGTGCAGATGTAAACAACATAGAAAAAAGTAATGAGTTAGTTAGTGCATTAATGAGAATAAGCCAACAACAAAACGTGCATATAATAAATGTAATACATCAAAACTTTGGTAGTGCTAAACTTGGAACTGGTCATTTGGGTTCAGCATTAGAAAAGAAAGCTGAAACGGTAATAAGTTTAGAAGCAAACACAGTCAATAAGGATTGGACAACAGTTAAGTGTGGCAGAAGTAGAGGGTATTGTTTTGATACATTTAGCTTTGAAGTAAACGAAAAAGGGTTGCCAATTATAGTTGGTGATTTATATGACCCATTAAAATAGTATGGTACAAAGAACAATGATATTAGTTGCTACAAAGCACAAAGAATGGTTAGAGATAGTTTTATCCTTTGGTTGCAAAAAAGAAGTAGCAGAAGATTTAGTACAAGAAATGTATATTAAAATACAACTCAAACTAGAAAAGGGTTTAGATATAATGTACAACGAAAAAGAAATAAACTATTACTATATCTTTAAAACATTAAGAACATTGTTTTACGATTTAAAAAGAAAAGGCAAAAACATCACTATGGTATCTATGGATGATATACACCTTACAACTACAGATGTAAACTTTACAGAACCATACGATAAAATACAAGAAGAACTATCTAAAATGTTTTGGTATGATAGAAAGGTGTTTGAGATAATTAACGAGGGTGAAAGCATTGCAGAGTTTTCTCGTAAAAGTATGATACATTACTATTCACTTTACAACACATATAACAAAGTCAAAAGCAAATTAAAGAAACTACTATGAAACTAGGCAACATTATTTATTACATAACTAAATATACTGGCATTAAATACCTGGTGAATAAATACCACAAATTTAGAGGTACTAAATGTGACTGCAACAACAGAAGAAAAAAGTTAAATGAAATTAAAATAGATAGATGGTAAAATTTAATAAAAAAGACTTTGAAAGCTGGAGTAACTTTAGGTCAGAACCAAAAAGCACATTGCAACCTTATGAGTTTGATTTAATTTGTGAGTTACATTCGGTTTACTATAACCATAAATACCAAAAACCTTGCACTTGCAATCCAAAGAAAATAAAACTATGGATAAAGCAACTTAACATAATTTGGAACAATGGGGTTGAAAAAAATTAATGAATGGGAAAAGGCAGTTGTGTTTCTGCTTAACCTTGATGGCTGGGATTTAGAATGGTGTGGTGAGGGTAACACAAGATATGATGCTATTGGAAAAACAAGCAAAGGTGTGAATTGCGTTATAGAGATGAAATTTCGCACCAAGCACTATGAAGACAAGATGCTTGAAAAAGACAAGTACGATGCTCTTATGGCTTTAGATGATGAAGTAAAGATATACTTTGTTAATGACCCTAAAGGAAACTTTATGTATTGGCTTAACACTTTAGAGATGCCAAAGACAGTAAAGAAGTATTGTCCAGATACTACAATGTGGACAAAGAAAAGATTGCTTAAAGATGTTTACTTGCTTAAAGAAAACCAAGCAGTTAGAATTAATATAAATATAGAACCACATTAGTTGTTAAATGTTTTGTTTATAATATAGATTAATGTATATTGCGCTATGATAGTAAACGAAGCAGCTTGGGAAAAGTTAAAAAAGCAAATAGAATTTCATACAAAACAAGATAGTGAGATTACTGATGTACAAATTAACTACCAAGTAAAAGAAAAGAAGAACAGAAATTATTTAAAACTTAACATAACAATAGACAAATGGAACAAGATAACAGGATAGACAGGCTACAAGCAAGAGTGGAAGAACAACAAGAACTAATTGCAGTACTTTACAAGCAACTAGATGAAAAAGACAATCATACATATGTAGGTGAAACACATACACTACATTGTTCTGATGGTGAACTTGTAATTGGTTACGGTAATGTAGATGAAGACAAAACACTTGTAATGGATGCTGACCAGCTTTTTAGAGACTTACCAAGTATTATTAGTATGGTATGTAAAGAGCAAAAGAAGATACAACAGATGCACCTAGAAATGATTAAAATAGCACAAGCAGAATTATGATTACTGTAAACAGTTTAAGTGGTGGTAAAACATCAAGCTACATAGCAAAAAATTATCCAGCAGATTATAATGTTTTTTCACTTGTAAGAACTGATGATAAAAATTGTTTGTTTCCAGATGCTAAAATAAGGCAAGAGGTTTCAGATAGATTAGGAAAAGAATTTATAGGTACACTTGAAGATGATATGATAATATATACTATGCTTGATTTAGAGCAGTATATTGGTTCAAAGATTGATTGGGTTACTGGTAAAACATTTGATGAAGTAATTCTTAAAAAAGATGGTAAGATATATTTACCAAATGCCACACAAAGATTTTGTACAACTGAAATGAAATTAAAACCTATTTTTGATTGGTGGAGAAAAGAAATAAATGAAGTAGTTGAGATGAGAATTGGCTTTAGGGCAAACGAACAAAGACGTGCTAAAACTATGTTAGAAAAAACAAATCAAAATGGTAATTTAGAATTTAAAACAATAGTAGGTAAAAGAGGTGGTAAAACAAAACAAAACAAATGGGCAAATATCGAATGGCAAAAACCAAGTTTTCCATTAATATCTAAACCAACATTTAAAGATACAATAGAAAATTATTGGCAAGACAAACCAGTTAGGTTTGCATATATGAATAATTGTATTGGATGTTTTCATAGGTCACCAGTATTGTTAAAGCATATGAGTGACAAACATCCTAACAAGTTTCAATGGTTTATAAATTCTGATGAAAATAGTTATGGTAGAAGAACTTTTAAAAATGGTATGAAATACAAAGACATTAAAAAAAGTTTAAAACAAATAGATTTGTTTGATGAAGATTTTAATGATTGTGATAGTGGTTATTGTGGATTATAAAAAACAGAGATATGATATTATTAGTAGATGCAGATAGTTTAATATTTGCGAGTTGTTACAGAAAAAGAGAAACACCAGATGATGAAAAGTACTACACCGATATAGAGGATAGTAGAAACAAGTTTGACCAGCAGTATATGAAAATTGTTAATGACTTGGAAGAAAAATATACAATAGATAAAGTGTTGTGTTTTAGTGGTTCAAAGGGTAACTTTAGAAAACTAATAACAAAGAAGTACAAAGCCAATAGAAAGAAACAAGAACTGCCACCGCTTTTAAATGAGATGCACCAATTTGTAAAAGACCAATACGATAGTATATGGGGTTACGGTGTAGAAACAGATGATATGGTTGCAAGGTACTGGAAACAGATTAGTGATGATATAGGTAGGGATGAGGTTATGATAGTCAGCATAGATAAAGACTATAAACAGTTTCCTTGCTTGATGTACAACTATCACTACAAGCACCAGGTTGTTTTAGACATAACAGAAGAAAAAGCTATGTACAATTTCTATGAGCAATTTATAATCGGTGATACCGCTGACAATGTGCAGTACTTTTTGGGTAAGGGTAAGGTGTTTGCAAGTAAGTATTTTAAAGACTGTGAAACTAAATACCAATACACAAGAAAGCTATACGAATTATTTAAACAAGAATACAAAGGTAAAGCAAGACAAAAATATATAGAGTGCTATCACCTTTTAAAATTAAGAACACAATGAAAGATAAAATAGTTGAAGATTTAAAAAGAGAGTTTGATATAAGAAGTTGTGTAGGAATAGACAAATACAAAACAACCTTACAAGACAATAAGCACGATGACTTTTTACAACACTTAAAAGAAGAACTAATGGATGCAGCTTTATATATCCAAAAACTACAAAGCAATGATAAATGATTTAGAGATAGTCAAGGAAGCAATACAAAACCAAGACTATCAAGATGCAATTAAAATGTTAACTGAAATACAAGAAGATTTAAAAATATTAGCTTTATGCAAAACGATATAGACAAACTAGAAACACCAGAACAAATAAGTGATTTACTTATACAATTATCTGGTATAGATATATACAAACAAACAAGACAAACAGAATACGTAGAACATCGTGCTTTACTATGTCATATATTAAGAAACAAACTTGATATGAGATGGGTAAGCATATCAGACTTTATAAAATCAAACGGTAAATCATTTGACCACGCAACTGCAATACACGCAAACAAAATGTATCCTATCTATAAACAATCAAGATTTGATTACTATGATAAACTAGAAAGCAATTTTATAGTAAGGTCACAATTACAATACAGCCAATTATCAAGATTAGAGATTATAGAAAAAAAACACGAAGCACTAGAAAAAGATTATTTTAAAGCAATAGAAAAACTAAACAAACTAACAAAAGAAAGTAGCCTAACACATAATGAAAAGAAATACAGAAACCTAGAAGAAGAACAACAAGATATGTATGATGAACGTGCAGCTTTAGTTTTAAAGTCTTTTGAATGGAAACAAAACAATAGTGAATACGAAGTAATAAACTGTGCAACTTAAAAACAGAATTATGAAAATATTAAATTTATATGCTTGTTTAGGTGGTAACAGATATAAGTGGGATGAAGTAACTAATGTAGATGTTACTGCGGTAGAATTAGACCCAGAAGCTGCAAGGTTGTACCAAGAGAGGTTTCCTAATGATACAGTAATAGTAGCTGATGCACATAAATACTTATTAGACCACTATAAAGAGTTTGATTTTATATGGTCAAGTCCGCCTTGTCCATCACATAGTAGAATAAACATTAGCCAATACACGAGAGAAAGTTGGAAGCCAAGATATCCAGATATGAAACTTTATGAAGAAATTATTTTTTTAACACATTACTTTAAAGGTAAGTTTGTTGTTGAAAATGTAATTCCATTTTACACACCATTAATACAAGGAAAAGAAAGGAATAGGCATTTATACTGGACTAACTTTAATCTACCGAATATTGTAAGTGATAGGAAAAATCCAGATTTGTCAAGAACAAAAGATTTAATTAATGTTCTATCTAAATTTCACGATTACGATTTTACTAAATATAATGGTACGCAATCAAAACAAAAAATGGCAAGAAACTTAGTAGACTATGAAGCTGGTAAAACAATATTAGAAACAGCATTAGGAATAATAACAAAATCAAACATAAAACAAACAGAACTATTTTAATATGAACAAGAAACTAATACAAAAGCTACAACAACTACTAGACAAATTACCAAAGGGTAAAGAAAGAAAAACTATAAGAGAAAGACTGTTAAACTTAAAGCTAAATAAAAACAAAGTTTAAATACGTTATATAATTGAATAAACAAATTTGTATCAAATGG